GTCTTCGCTCCCGTGCTGACGGGCACATACGTGAACAAGGCCGGCGGAGCCACCTACGCCACCTACTTCTTCGGCAAGGAGGCCTTCGGCATCATCGATCCCGAGGGCGGCGCTCTGGAGATGATCGTCCACGACAAGAGCGAGATCGGCGGCCCTCTGAACCAGTTCAGCACCATCGGCTACAAGCTGGAGACCAACGGCGCCACCATCCTGTACCCCGAGCGGGTGCTGCGTGTGATGAGCACGTCCAGCTACTCCGCCATCGACGCAGCCAACTGATAAGCTGAGGGAGGGGGGAAACCCCCTCCTGAAGAAAATACCGGGGGAAATATCCCTGAAGAAAATACCGGGAGATCGCCACAGGGCTGCGCCCTTCGCGATGACCTGACTTTTAGGAGGTTAATATGGCAGAAGCAAAGAAGAAGGAAACCGCTGAGGAGCGGGTGGAGATCTACGTCCCGGCAAAGATCGGCAACGATGATCCCAACCTGTTCGTGAGCGTGAACGGCGTCAACTATCTGCTGCCCAAGGGCAAGAGAAGCATGGTCCCCAAGCACATCGCTGAGGAGATCCAGCGCAGCCAGCAGGCACAGCAGAAGCAGGACGAACAGATCGATATGATGCTTGCTGCGGCGCAGCAGTAAGACGAGGCGGGGGGCGATGCGCTCCCCGCTTTCTTTATAGGAGGCGATAAAATGAAAGTGATCGAGGCGATCAGCCAGCTGGACAACCTGAAATTCAATACCTACGGACCGGCGGAAAAAGTGAAATGGCTTTCTACCCTGGACGCCACCGTTATGGCGGAGGTCATCGATGTCCATGAGGGCGGAAGCGACGAAGCCTTTACCGGCTACAGCGAAGACGATCTGCAGAAGGAGCTGCTGGTGGAGGCTCCCTTTGATGAGATATATCTGAGATGGATGGAGGCAATGGTGGATTACCACAACGGCGAGATCCAGAGCTACAATGCCGGCATCATCCTCTTCAACAGCGTGTACGAAGCGTTCAAGGCATGGTACGGAAGGACCCATATGCCCAAGGTAAGGGCAAAAAGGTTCTTCTTCTGATGGGAGGCATGGCATGAAAAGACCGCAGCTTCCCTACCGCTCCGTGGAGCGGAGCATGATCGACACCTTCCGGGGCTACAACCATAACCTGAGAATCGGAGACGGGGAAGCCTGGGAGATGCAGAATATGACATCTGACCTTTATCCGGTGCTCTCCCCCAGAAAGAAAAGAGGCGTATACCGCCAGGTACCGGCCATCGGCGGCATTATCGCAAAGGAGAAGCTCTGCTACACTGACGGCAGCGCTTTTGTTATGGGGGATGACCGGTATGAAATGGGCCTTACCGACGGGGAAAAGACCTTAGTCAGCATGGGCGCATTCGTAATCATCCTGCCGGACCGGAAATACATCAACACCGCACAGCCGGAGGACCGGGGCGAGATTGAGAACCAGACGGTTACCGCCGGGGAAGCCACCTTCACCATGAGCAATGTGAGCGGTGAGGTGATTGAAGGGGCAACCAGCAGCGACACGGTACCGGAAAATCCCGGAAACGGCGACTACTGGATCGACACCTCCGAGGAAACGCACAGCCTGAAGCGATGGTCCGCTACCTCCAGCCAGTGGGTGAGCATCGCTACCACCTATGTGCGGATCGACGCTCAGGACATCGGCAAGGGCTTTCAGGAGCATGACGGCGTTACCATCAGCGGCATTACCATTGACAGCCTGACGGACCTGAACGGCACCATGGCGCTGTGGGCAGCGGAGGATGACTACATCGTTGTGATCGGCTTCCTGGACAGAGCCCAGAGCCAGAGCACACCCATTACCATCAGCCGGCGGATGCCGGAAATGGACTTCGTGACCGAGAGCGGCAACCGGCTATGGGGCTGCCGGTACGGCATGAACGCCGCCGGGGAATTTGTGAATGAAATCTACTGCAGCAAACTGGGAGATTTTCGCAACTGGAACAGCTTTCTGCAGCTTTCTACCGACAGCTACATCGTGAGCCTGGGTACCGACGGTCCCTTCACCGGCGCCATCACCCACATGGGATACCCCATCTTCTTCAAGGAAAACTGCTTCCACAAGGTATACGGCAGCATTCCCGCAAACTTCCAGGTGCAGACCACGGCCTGCAGAGGCGTTCAGCAGGGCAGCCACAAGAGCCTTGCCATTGTGAACGAGATCCTATACTACAAGGCAGGAACCGCTGTGTGCGCTTACGACGGTAGCCTTCCCACGGAGATCAGCTACTGCCTGGGAAACGTCCACTACTCCAATGCCGTTGCGGGGGCTCACGGCAACAAATACTACGTGAGCATGATGGATCTGGACGGCGGGTGGCATCTTTTCGTATGGGATACGGCGAAAAAGCTGTGGCACCGGGAGGACAGCTTCCACGCCATGGCCTTTGCCAGCCACAATAACCAGCTTTACGGCGTGGACGAAAATGGCGGGATCTGGACCATGCTCTCCGGAAACGATGAGCAGAAGCTGACCTGGGTGTGGGACACCGGGGAAATCGGACTGAATCTTCCGGATATGAAGTACATCAACCATCTGACCATCCGCATGAGCCTGGAAAGCGGCACGGAGGTCAGACTCTTTGCCAAGTACAACCAGAGCGACGAATGGCAGCCGCTTTACGCACTGAGAAGCTCGGAGCTGAAGAGCTTCGATATTCCCGTCAAGCCCAGACGCTGTGACTATATGCAGCTGCGGATCAGCGGAGACGGACCGGCGAAGGTCTACTCCATCACAAAATCCATAATGCAAGGGAGTGCCAGATCATGATGAATTTGCCTTATCCGAAAATCACAGCCCCGGACCCGGCGGGTCAGGTGGCACAGCTGAAAAGCTATCTCTACCAGCTGATCGACCAGCTGAATTACCAGCTTCAGCAGCTGGAGAAGAATACAAAAAAGGAGGAGTAATCTATGACCAGGAAAGATGACCTTGAAATGGAAAAGGATGCCGCGCTTCCGGAGGAGATCGGTACCGACAGCGACGGCATGGGCGCCGCTACGCTGGGCGGCTATGTGAATCCCTACGCGGGGCAGATTCAGGAACTGTACCAGAATATCAGCAACCGGCAGCCCTTCCAGTATGACGTGGACAGCGACGCCATGTATCAGGCGCTGAAGGACCAGTACATCACCGGGGGAAAGCTGGCCATGATGGATACCATGGGTCAGGCAGCGCAGCTGACCGGCGGCTACGGCAACTCCTACGCTCAGGGCGTGGGCCAGCAGGCTTACCAGGGCTATCTGCAGGGGCTCAATGACCAGCTGCCGGACCTTTACAACATGGCGCTGCAGAACTACATCCAGACCGGCGATGCCATGCTCCAGGAATACGGTATGCTGCAGGATATGGCGGCGGACGATTACGGCAAATATCAGGACCAGATGGCGCTGGTGCAGCCCCAGGTGATGGAAATGCTGGCGGCTGGCGTGATGCCCAGCGATGAGATGATCGCACAGTCCGGCCTGAGCAGGGAGTATATCGATGCTATGTATCCCGGTCTGCTCGACGGATCTGGCGGAGACAGCGGATGGAAGGCAAGCGACTGGTTCCATGCTGACGGTACCGTAAAACTCAACAGGGTAAATAGTGACTATCGAGATGCTGCCGCTGAATACAACGTAAACCTCAAGGGCGAGGGCGGCGGACGAGGAAATCGACTATATGACGCGGAGCACGGCACGGATTACAGCAGAACGGGAGACGACTACGGAGATGTGCCTATGTATGGTGATGTGGCCGAAGCGGCTGCGCAGGCGTGGGAGGCGTGGTCAAGTGCTGATATTGCTACCAAAACAGCGAAGGTCAATGAAATCTTAAATGCTGCCAGGGCAGACGGTTTTCCTGATGCTGATGCCGCAGCTATTCTCAATTGGATTACTACGGGCGGCCCCAGCAAGGCTAAGGGATAAAAGGAGGCAAGATGGGCAAATTTCGGGACCTTGTCAATGAACGAGGATATGATTTGACTGCCAAAAGGTCTGTATACATTCCGACGCCTGAAGAGAAGGCGCAGATCAACAAGCGGAATATGGGTCTTGGCGGAGCCGATAATGCGCTTTCCGGCGGACTTCTTGGCACCGGCGCACTGTACGGGCAGCTCAAGAAGGAAAAAGAGCAGGAGCGCAACAACTACCTTGCTAATCTGGACACTGATTCCGAGCGGTGGTGGGTTATGTCTGCTGAGGACGCCATCAAGGAGATGGAGGACCTGGAGTATGACCTGAACTTCTCCATGAGCCTTTACTCCCCCGAGGATCAGGAGCGGATGAAGGCACGGTACGCCGGCCTTCAGAGCATTTACGGCGATAACGCCGAGGCGGTGAGGGAAGCGTGGAAAACAAGGTCTTCGGATCTTGACGAGGCTGTGGAATTCCAGAAGGGTCTGCGGCAGAATGAGCGCATCCAGGGCTGGCAGAATAAATACGCCGGAATGAGCTACTATGACCTGAACCAGGCTATGGCGAATGCGGAAACCGACGCGGAAAAAGCATGGCTTCAGCAGTATGCCCCCACCCAGATGACCGAGCAGGACTACAGCATTGCCCTGGGCGATATCAACACGGAGCTTTACAAGCTGGAAAAGCTGGCGGAAAGCCTTGCGGATGATCCCATGAACCAGGAGGCCGGACGGCTTCAGGAGATGGGCCTGGAAAGCGCTGCGGACGTCAACAACCGGATCGAGGAGCTGAAGCGGCAGAAATGGCAGCTGGAGCACGGAAGGGACTACGCAGGGCTGAGTCAGAATGAGGATTATGAGCTGATGTCCTCTTTCACCAACAGCGGCGGCGGACGGAATTTCCGGGGCGTGAATGACAGCCAGAATTTTCTGGATGTAATCGGCTGGGCCGCTGTGGGCTCATATTACGCACCTGAATACGACCGCATGACCGAGGAGGAAGTGAACAACTTCAACTACCTCTATCAGACCCGGGGCAAGGAAGCGGCAGATGAATACATGGAGTATTTGAAGCCGCAGCTGGATGCCAGAACCTCGGATGCTTTTGCTCAGGGGCTTTCTGAATTTACAGGCAAAAACCTGGGGACGGCGATTCTGGGCAACGCCGCGTCTGTCCCGTTGAATCTGATCGGCGGCGTGGGCTACCTTGATCTGGCGAAGCAGCATCTTTGGCAGGACATTACGGGCGATTACCGGCCAATCAATTACAATACTCCCGGCATGATGCCCACCAGGGGCACGGAGGCTGTCCGTGGTACCACGGCGGGAATGATCACGGACGCTACCGGCACAATTCAACTGGACGAAAAGAAGCACCCGGTACTCAGCACCATCCTGAACGGCAGAGGTCTGGCGGACGTTTACCAGCTGGGCATGAGCGCCATCGACAGCAGGGTGGCGGCACTGACCGGCAACCCCGCCGTAGCGACCGCACTGCTTTCCTCCTCCGCAGCCACCAGCGGTGTGCTGGACGCTCTGGAGCGGGGCGCAACGGATGA